AGCATTCTCACGCAAGACTTCAAGACCTCTTGCAATGAGTTTGTCTATTAGTGGGGTTAACGTATTAGCCATACGGCTATATCTCCTTTCCAAAGAGAAATAATGGGTTAGATGCCCGTAAAAAAATTAAATGCTCTCGGAGCTTATAACCCGAACCGCTCGGCAGTTACGTGATATGTTTTTGCGTCTGCTCCTTAAAGTTTATCCATCAACAATTTCTACTTCACCTTTCGAAACTTCTGAAATATATTTGCCAATCTCGGATCGACGTATTTTCTTTTTAGAACTTATTGCTTGCTCATTACCGCCTGTGGCACCAGAACCTTTTGATTCCGTAAAAAGAAAAGAATCAGATATTTTTAATTCCTCGACCAATTCAGTTATACCTTGAGGCGTTTTACCGTCATCAGACATAACTGGATTCCCATTAGAATCTATCCTAAAAGCTGTAGTGCCATCTCGTTTTACATTAGGTCTAACTGCACGAATAATGTGATTAACGGCTCGGTCGTTTTTCGCATTACTTTTAATAGCTTCTTCCCTAATCTGGTTCTCAACTATATGAATGTCAAGGGTTTTTTCTGCAGATTCATAATTTTTAGATAAATCTTGTAACTTTTCTTCATAACTTCCCCTCATCGCTTCAGTTCTTTGCTCTAATAATTCATCAATCTTACCCTCAGACAAAAGTTCTTTTTCAGCCTTTTTACTATTTTCAGCTTGTATTTCTTTTAATTGCACTTCTATTTCAGCTTGTTTTTTCTTTAAATCCTCATTTTCATTAAATAAATTTCTATTATTATTCCTAAATTCAGTTAACTTTTCACTGGAATCAGTTAATAAAATATAATTATCCCCTTCTTGGGTATAATATTCTTTTAAAACTTCTGGCAATTTTTCAAACTCATCTGCGTCAAGATTTGTTTTAAGTGCCATATCTCTCCTTTAAGTCTGCTAAAGTTAATGTGCGACCCTGCTGATTTACAAGATCTGAAAGTGTTATTTTCCCTGTTCTATATAATTCTGCTCGACCTTTTCCTAAAACAGATTCTTGCTCTGCCTTGCTCATAGATTTTAATAATTTATTAAAAGTTGGAGTTTTTGCTGGTTTACCATCTATTGGAAACTTTTCTCCTCGTTTTTCTATGTCTTTATTTAGTTTAGGATCAACTACACTTTGTAAGTCATCAAGTGATTTAAATATAGGACTTAAAGTGCTTCGGCAATTAAAATGCCAAGGGGGGGCACCCATAAAACCTCTGGGAGTACCTTTAAAAGGTCTATAAGATGGTATATGCCAAGCCCAGCCATTTCTTGTTCTACATAAAATTGTGGTTCTGCTATCTAAAATTGCATTAACTTGAATCCCTCTAACAGTGTCACTATTTCGCTCATAAGTTGCAAGCCTTGAAGCATTTACTACAGTATCCGTTGCCGTCCGAGATAGTGTTTCAGCCGCTTTTTTGTTTTTGAAAACAACCCCGTCTTTGAAATTAAGAGACTTATTGCCCCTAATAATACGCAACATATCGTCCAAACCTTGGTTGTTTTTAATTGCATAGTTTAACCCATCTCTCGTATTAGTTTTTAATCCGTCACGCTGTTTAATCCATCTTGCTCCTATTGTCATACCATCCGCAGTATTTGGAGCAAGTGCAGTTTCAACAATTCGAACAGCAATATTTG